CCCACGTTCTACGCCATACATTCGCCAGCCATTTCATGATGAACGGCGGAAACATACTGGTACTGCGCGATATTTTGGGCCATGCCGATATAAAAATGACGATGATTTACGCCCATTTTTCTCCAGACCATCTGGAAGATGCAGTAACGAAAAACCCTTTGAACTTTATATACTTGTCGAATAACATGTAACTTATAATGTAAGTACACAAAAGTGATCTTAATCTTAAATATGAAACCTAATTTAATTTCACGTAAACAGTACCAACACCTCAAAAATGAGTTAAATAGACTTGAGAGCTTACCATATAGACGAGGAAACAACCCAACCAACCTCAGAATATTAAAACTAAGAGAAGATCTAACAAACTCTCTTGTTGAATCCAGAAAAAGAAATTCAAAAAAAATTAATGGGGGAAATGTTAGCTGTATAATATGCAAGAAAAATTTCAAAAGTGCTCATGGCCTATATGAGCACTATCGCGCCAAGCATAGCAATATGATTGAACACCCTACCTCATTGTTTAATAAAGAAATAAATGGCAATACAACACTGCTTGAAAGCATTTCGCATCCTGTCACAAAAGGTATACCAATAGCAGAACACGATAAAAAAATATCATCCATTACGCTAAACAGGGAAACTAAATATTTCAATGTAGATGCGTATAATCTGGCATGCCTTTCATTAACAAAAAGTGAAGCAATAAAAATCGCTAAAGATGAATTATTATCAAGGCAGTTTCTTGGACAAAAAAACATTCTAGAACCTACTCTACCGCCAGTCATATTTATAAATCCCTCTGATACAATTAGTATACCAGTTGTCACAAAAGGCAATACTCATCTGCAAACAGTATTACAGCGTGACTCTGGCGAACAGGTTGACTTTAAAAAAAGGGTTCTAAAAAACTTCTCAAATGTATGCGCAATAACAGGTTACAACCTCCCAGTATTGCAGGCATGTCACCTTGAACCATTTTCTCAGACCCAAAACCATAGAACCAACAATGGAATACCTCTTGAACCTACCCTTCATGCCTTGCTTGACCGAGGTCTACTAGCCATACATCCAGATAATTTAACTATTCATTTTGCTATCGATTGCTATTATAAAAATATATATGAAGGAAAAAACATCAAACCTCATAAGATTGATTTAGATAAAAATTCACTGCTAATAATTTGGAAGAACTTTCTTTTGAATGTTAAAAACAGCCAACCGTAAGTTAGCCTAAAATTGGCGACAACTTGGCGGCAGAGCATTAAAAATGCGTAAAACGGATAAACACAGGATAATAGTAACACACTGTTTTTAAACGCAAACTACTGTTTTCATTGTATTAAAAATAGTATGTAGGAATTTCGGACGCGGGTTCAACTCCCGCCAGCTCCACCAAATAAATCAAGGGGTTACGTGAAAGCGTAGCCCCTTTTTCTTTGGTAGTGGCGGCAAAATGGCGACAGACTTTTTCGTCCATCTTGCCTGTCGCCATCTTGAAATCATGCAAAGAGGTTTCACATGGAAGAACTTCACTTTGTTTACATCAATGCAAATGGTCGTATCGCTGTTCACTCTATACAGAGCATCAGTTATAGCGAAAATCATATACAGGGCATTTGTAAGAACACCGATCGAATAAAAACCTTCCGAAAAGACCGCATTCTTAAACAGTACGATTCACCAGAACAAGCCATTCAGGAATGCGCGTCATTCCTCCCCGAAAACTACTCACATCTCACTAAGCAGTCTGGTCCGAAAAAAAATACATTCGATGTGTGCTTCACCGGATTTAAGAAAGCAGATAAAGAAAGATTGGTTGATAAGGCGAATGAACAAGGATTAACGGTAAGAACCTCTGTAACCCAAAGCCTTCAGATGCTCTGTTGCGGTTACAATGCAGGCCCATCAAAAGTATCGGCAGCCAGGATGAAAGGCACAATCATCATAGATGAGCCTGGCTTTATACATTTTCTTGAAACGGGTGAGATCCCAGATGAATAAAACCCTGCCGTAGCAGGTTCTCTTTCTCAAAAATTCATATGCCCCTGACCACCTGGTAATGGATGTGGAGGGGCTGTAGCAATCAATGCAGGTGTCACAATAAACCGGACCACTGTTTCATGGGTAACAAAAGTGCTCCCGCAGTTAATATTTTGGCACTGGCAGTAACGCTCTTTGGTGCTTTCTGTTACTTGAAAACTGCTCCTTGTGTGCGCCGCATGACCACACTTCGGACAATTCATCATATCCAGATCCCTACCTTTGCTATCAGAATCATTGTAATGATACACAAAATATCAATATTGAGAACACTTTATTCCATTTCAAGATCATCAATATTCACTTCGAGTTCAATACTGGTTGTAAAACCGTTATCCGGGCTGACGGTATGTGTCAGAGTCGTAATGGTCCATTCCGCATCATCTATCGGCTGTTTAAAGCCACTGACTTTCACTGGCATTTCCGTGTAGAGATCTGCCCGACCTTCCGCCAGTTGTAGCGAGAATGACGCAACGCCGCGTTGCAGGCGTTCCCACTGCATTTTCGCTGCCCGTTCAGCGTTGCTCCGGTTGGCATAAGTGCGATTAAGTACCAGCACGTTTTCATCCGTACCCACCAGGTAATCGCCCTGCTTCGCTTCCGGCTCTTTCTTCTGCTTTGCGGTCCTGCGCTTACGCTTCACCGTGGTGCTTTCTTTCTTCGCGGGTTCGCGGGTATGCAACCAACTGGCAATTACGCCCGTATAGGCTCCGCGATCTGCCAGGGTAAAGCGGTGACTGTCGCCGTCCTTGCGTGTGATAGTGATCACCGGCAGAGGTTTACCGCTGGCGCTTTTGCCCTGTCCCTGCCGGATGAATAACAGATTGCCATTTTTCACCGACGCGATGGCACCGTACTGTCGCGCCAGCCGCATCAGAAAACTGCCGTCACTCTCATTGGTCTGGTCTATATGTTCCACGGGTTTATCTGACAGGTCTTTACCCAATGCCATCTTCAGTTTGTGCCGCGCAGCTATTTCCTTCACCACTTCCCCAACGGTGGTCTTGTGCCACGACTTTTCACGACGGGTATTCAGCGTTTCACGAAAATCAGCACTTCGCGCCCGGATAGTCAGGCGGTCCGGTGCGCCAGTGTGTTCAATCTCGTCCACCGTGAATGCCCCTTTCGGGAAAAGCGGCTGCCCCTTCCAGCCCAGCGCCAGCGTAATGACCGCACCACGGCGCGGCAGCACGATTTTTCCATCGGCGTCGTCCAGCTCCAGATCAAGCTGGTCCGCTTCAAAGCCCCGGTTATCCGTCAGCGTCAGCCCCATCAGGCGGTTGTCCAGCACAGTGGTGATATCCCTGCCTTCAATACTGATGCTGAATGCCGGAGTTTTGTTGCCTTTGTTAAGCAGTTCAGAGCTGAAATTCACGACAGCAGCCCTCCCACCGTTTTACTGATATCGCTTAAGGCAGATGTTGCCGTTCCCTGCAGATTATTCAGTTGCGCACTGAGATCACCGAACATATCGGGCAGGGATTCATCCACGCGTTTTAGCGACAGGGTGAACTCAATCCTGCGCGGCATACCGTCGCGGAAGAACTCCGTTTTAGTCTGATTCAGTCCCTCAATCACATACATGCCGTAAATCGTGCCGCTGCCTTCAATCAGGGGCCATGCTTTTCCCTGTTCTGCCATCTGCTCCAGAGCCAGCAACGACAGCCTGCCGCCCGTTATCTCCGGCATAAGAACACCGGAAAGCGTCAGCATGTCGTTGTCCGGTCCCAGAAACTGCGTGGACGGACGACGGTTTACCCGGCTGTTTGCCGCATGTCGCCAGCTGCGTTGATACTGCAGTTCCTGATACGGAACGGTGCGCAGCATAAACACGTACAATCCCAGCACCATCATCATGCGTCGTATCCCCCCTGATCGCTGTAGTTACTCCTGGCTTTTGCCTTCAGCCTGCGTTCACGTTCATCAAGCTGGCGTGCCACCTCCCGCGCAATATCCTGCGCACTTTGTCCTGGCTGCGTCTGGATGATGATCTGCGTCGGTGCCTCAATCCGGTGAACGGGCGGCACAGCAGCTACGCGACTCACCATCGCTTCACCGCCTTTCGCGGGAAGCGCCAAAGGATGCAACGGTGGAAGCTCTGCTGGCGCGGCAGCAACTCCCATCATTCCGGCGACAACCGCAGCCAGTGCAGCGGTATTTCTCCGGCTGGTCACGTTTGCCGGACCGTTGACAATTTCCGGCCCGTTTTCACCGACAATGCCGAACTGCCCGCGCGGGATATAGCCGCCGCTGTCATACATCCCCGCAAAGCCATATCCCCATGACGGAAAACCACCCGATGGCATCATCACTTTACCGTCTGCATTCACCGTCGCAGGTTGCTGACGCGTCACGCTTTCCGGCAGTTTCGCCTTTGCAGCCTCTTTACTGACAATGCCGAGTTTCTCCAGCAACCAGGAAACGCCGGATTTCAGGGAGTCCAGCGGATGCATGACCATATTCAGCCCTTCCGCCAGTGCCTCCCCAAATCGTCGCCCCATTGCCGCTGCGCTCTGCAGTTCGGCAGAGGTCGACTTAACGGGCGTCAGCAGATCAGTAAACCAGCCCCACAACGCCTGCACTTTGTCGCCAATCCACTGAAACACAGGCTTAAGTGGTTCGAATGCTGCACTGATGGGACCTGCCGCCGCTTTGAATCCTTCCACCACACCAGCGAGAAATGCGGTGATGGGTTGCCAGTATTTCCAGACAACCAGCGCCACGCCTGCCAGTGCAGTAACCACAAGACCTATCGGACTGAGCAGAGTACCTAACAGACCAGATACGGCATACAGGGCAACGCGCAGCATCGCCAGTGGACCAGATGCCAGTACTCGCAGCACCGTGCCTGCGGCGACCAGTCCACCGCGCAGTACCGCCAGAGGATTCATAAACATCACAGCAACAGCACGTAAACCGGATAATCCAGACCGCAAAAGTGCAACCGGCGCACCTGCTACAGTTTTCAGGACATTTCCCGTCAGTGATGCCGTACGGCGCAAAGACGACAACGGCGCAGTAAGTAAACCCGCTGCGTTGCCCGATGAAGCAAGCCCGCGTCGCAGCAGTGCCAGTGGAGCGCCAGCTAACCAGGACAACGCGCTGCTGGTTCGTGTTACTGCTGCCGTAACGGAAGGTAACGTTTTGATACCCAGCACAGAGAATCCCAGACGGATGACTGCCAGCGGCCCCAGCACTGCAGCCAGCGTCACCGCTAAGGTGCCGAGGCCTACGGTAACCGCAGCCACAACAGCCGCTACTTTCATCAGTGTGCCTGTCAGTTCCGGGTTAGCTTCCACCCAGCGGCGCAACGCCCCCATGATGCTTTTCACCGTGTACAGAATATCCATCAGCGGCTGGCGCAGCGTTTCGCCCAGGCTGCTGAAGGTGTTCTGCGCTCCGGTTTTGACCAGCAACCACTGAGCAGAAAGTGAGTCTTTGTTGATGTCGGATTCTTTCTGCATGGAACCGAGCGCATCATTGCCCGCTGTCAGTTTTAGCTGGCGCTGCAGTTCCGGCAGGTTGTTTGCCAGTTTCGCCGCGTCATCACCAAACTCTTTACCAAACAACATGGTCATGGCAGACAGACGCTTGTCCTGCGGCAGTGCGTTCACCTTCTCCAGCACACGCTGGATAGTTCCCATCGCATCCTTCGTCATCTGCTTTTCAATCACTTCAGGATTGAGTTTCAGCAGATTCATCCCTTCAAAGAAACTCTTGCTTTGCATGGTGGCAATGGACAATTCACGCACCATCGCGTTTGCTGCACTGGCTGCAACCTCCGGCGCAGCGCCCAGTGTCAGAAAGGTGGAACCCAGTGCCGCCGCTTTACGATAATCCAGACGGTCAGCCACACCGCCCAGACGTTGCATCACATCAATGATGTCCGCCCCTTTCGACATGGCGTTATCATCCAGATAGTTCAGCGCATCGCCGAGCTGTTCAATATTGCGGGTAGGTATTTTGTAGAGCTGGGCGATTTTCCCCAGACTTTCTGACAGTTCATCCGCTGGCAGCTCAAAGGCTGTTGCCGCCTTTGCTGCCGTACTGGCGAAGGCCAGCAGGTCACGTTTCTGGTCTTCCCAGCTGTCGTCAGGGTTTGCGACGTTCATGCGCGCACCACCTTCAACCAGTGCAGCGAAGTCCACCGCACCGTTTTCCATCGGCAACTGTTCGCTGGCAGCCTTGATGGCATCCTGCATTTCATAAAAACGTGCAGTGCGGTTGCCATTATCGTCACGCAGACCATTGACCTGCTTTGCCACACCTTTCATGGCATCTTCCATGCTGGTATAGCTTTTTACTGCCGCCATCACTGGCGCACCCATTGCCAGCCCTGCAGCCGTGGTAGTGGCTCCGGCTCCTGCGATGCGATCGCGCACTTCAAGCCGTCTTGAGTATTGTTCTCTGGCAGCGTTCATCCGTGCCTGTTGTTCACCCAGACGTTTAAGTGCTTTTTGCTGGCCCTCCAGTGCCTGCCTTGTTTCTTCAGCATTTTTCTTAAGTTCTCGCTGGGCACTACTGAGTTGTCTGGTATCAATCCCTGATTCTTTAAGTGCCTGACGTTGTCTCTGGACCGCCCCCAACAAGCCGTTATAGGTCTGCTGAAGTTCCTGCACTCGTGTTTTGGCCTGACTGAATAACTTTGCCTGCGCGGCGGTTGGCCTGTTAGTGGCAGCAAATTGTGTGGCGAGTTTTGCCGCCTCTTCGCGGGCTGCGTTCAGGTTGTTGGCTGTTATGGCTAGTTGCGAGCGCGTCTTGCGAAATTCATCAATTCTGCCAGCCTGCTTATTCAGTTCTTTGAGGCTGTTTCGGGTATTCTGAATTGCGCCAGCCAGCTCTTTCGAACTGGCCTGTGCAGCACGGAATGGGCGGGTGAGTTTGTCAACCGCATTAAGAATGACCTGAAGGCGCAGGTTATTATCACTCATCGTTGGCCCCGCTTCTCTGAATCGCTTTATACCGCCATTCCAGCACTTCGGTCAGCGGCATAACGTCAGTAACGGATGGCGGCCAGTGAAAAATGGTGGCGATATCTGCCACCAGATCATCAACCGTCAGGCTGTCGGTAAACCTGCAAGCACCGACTTCTTCAACAAAAAAGTGACAACCTCAACCGACATGGCAGTGAGATCTGCCGAGTCCATCTCTGCAATTTCCTGTGCAGTCAGTGCCGGACTGGAGATGCGGGGGATCACGGTCATCATCGCGTTTACATCCATATCCATAATGGCCTGCAGGCGTGTACCGCGCAGCGCACCGGACTGCGGTTTACGCAGCACAATTTCGGTGATTTCTGTTTTACCGCGCTTGATGGGGGTATCCAGTTGAATGGTCTTTTCAGTCTGCTTATCGTTCATTTTGCTGTCCTGTAAATTGGGTTCTGGCGCGGTATCCCGCGCCGTTCAGATATATCAGAGGCCGAGGGCGTTGCGGTGCGCTTCCATCAGGTCCACACCGTCCACAATTTCCACCATGTTGATAAGGTCCACTTCATAGAGCACCTCACCATTGATGGTCAGCTTCGCGTAGCTGTTGGTACTGGTCACTTTGGTGGTGTTGCTTTCGCCCGTCTTCCACTCGCCGGAATCCACTTCTTTGTGACGTCCACGCACCACAAGCTCCACGGCCTGCACTTCTCCGGTAACCGGGCGTAACCAGATTTTCCTTTCCGCCAGCAAGGCTCAGGCCCACGTCTTTAAGCAGTACATCATCGACTTCGCCAAAGAAGTGGAGGTGGAGCTGAAAGGCGATCCGATGGTGCTTCCTAACGGGGCCACGCTGTACTTCCTCGGCACCAATGCCCGCACGGCCCAGAGTTACCACGGCAACCTGTATCTGGATGAATATTTCTGGATACCGAAATTCCAGGAGCTGCGCAAAGTGGCTTCCGGTATGGCTATTCACAAAAAATGGCGACAAACCTATTTTTCCACGCCATCCAGCCTGACACACAGTGCTTATCCGTTCTGGTCCGGTGCGCTGTTCAACCGAGGGCGCAACAAAGCCGATAAGGTGGACATCGACCTGTCCCACAGCAATCTGGCCCCCGGCCTGCTGTGCGCAGACGGGCAGTACCGCCAGATAGTCACTGTGGAAGATGCGGTGCGCGGCGGCTGTAACCTGTTCGACCTTGACCAGTTGCGCATGGAGTACAGCCCGGACGAATACCAGAACCTGCTGATGTGTGAGTTCGTGGACGATCTCGCGTCCGTGTTCCCGCTCAGCGAGCTGCAGGCGTGCATGGTGGACAGCTGGGAAGTCTGGACCGACTTTCATGCACTGGCGCTGCGCCCGTTTGGCTGGCGCGAAGTGTGGATCGGTTATGACCCGGCAAAAGGTACGCAAAACGGTGACAGCGCCGGATGCGTGGTGGTGGCTCCGCCAGCCGTGCCGGGCGGCAAGTTCCGCATTCTTGAGCGTCACCAGTGGCGCGGAATGGACTTTCGCGCCCAGGCTGACGCCATCAAAAAACTGACCGAACAGTATAACGTGACCTATATCGGCATCGACTCGACCGGCGTCGGTCACGGGGTTTACGAGAACGTGAAAGCGTTTTTTCCTGCCGTCCGGGAGTTTGTCTACAACCCCAACGTTAAAAACGCCCTGGTACTCAAGGCCTACGACATTATCAGCCACCGCCGCCTGGAGTTTGACGCCGGGCACACCGACATTGCGCAGTCATTTATGGCAATCCGTCGCGCTACCACTGCCAGTGGCAACCGCCCGACCTATGAAGCCAGCCGCAGCGAAGAAGCCAGCCATGCCGATCTGGCCTGGGCAACAATGCACGCACTGTTTAACGAACCGCTGCAGGGCGAGTCCGCCAATACCAGCAATATTGTGGAGATTTTTTGATGGGAAAGAGTAAGAAGAACCGCGCTGCGTCGACGAAACAGATCCAGCATAAAAGCCAGACTTCAGCCGAAGCATTCAGCTTCGGTGATCCCGTTCCTGTTCTGGACCGCCGCGAACTGCTGGACTATGTGGAATGCGTACAGATGGATCGTTGGTATGAGCTGCCTGTGAGTTTCGACGGACTGGCGCGAACCTTCCGCGCCGCCATACATCATAGCTCACCGATTGCAGTGAAGTGCAACATTCTGACCAGCACCTACATCCCTCACCCGCTGCTCAGCCAGCAGGCTTTTTCGCGTTTTGTACAGGACTTTCTGGTTTTTGGTAACGCCTACCTGGAGAAACGCACGAACCGCTTCGGTGAAGTTATAGCCCTTGAGCCTGCTCTGGCAAAATACACCCGACGCGGGTTAGACCTGGATACCTACTGGTTTGTGCAATACGGTATGACAACCCAGCCGTATCAGTTCACGAAAGGCAGCATTTTTCATCTGATGGAGCCGGACATCAACCAGGAGATCTACGGCCTGCCCGGTTATCTTTCTGCCATTCCGTCAGCCCTGCTCAACGAGTCCGCCACGCTGTTCCGCCGGAAGTATTACATTAACGGCAGCCATGCGGGCTTCATCATGTACATGACCGACGCCGCGCAGAACCAGGAGGATGTGAACAACCTCCGCAACGCAATGAAAAGTGCCAAAGGTCCTGGTAACTTCCGTAACCTGTTTATGTACTCGCCTAACGGCAAAAAGGATGGGCTTCAGATTATCCCGTTGTCAGAAGTGGCGGCGAAGGATGAGTTCCTGAATATCAAGAACGTGAGCCGGGACGACATGATGGCGGCGCATCGTGTGCCGCCGCAAATGATGGGTATCATTCCCAACAATACCGGCGGTTTTGGGGATGTGGAAAAGGCCAGTCGCGTCTTCACAAGAAACGAAATAGTACCGTTACAAAAGCGATTGCTGGAGCTAAATGAATGGCTTGGTGAAGAGGTAGTCCGATTCAATCCATATGAGCTTAATACTGACTAGCAAGCATAAAAAAGCCCGGTATTACCGGGCTTCATGCAAAACGCATTTCATGGAATTAAGCAGCTTTCTGCTTTTCTTTGAGCTTACCATGCAGCTCATTTCCTTCAAATTTGCAGTCCTGCATCATATGTGGGGCCGCTTGAAGTAGTTCTTCCATCGCGACGCCCATACGGCTGAAAACATCAGATACTGAGTAATGCTTCTGAGCTTTCTTGTCACTATGCGTCATAGTCATGATTTCCTCTTAGAGGTCAAGCCTCATCATCCGGTGGTGGATGTTTGGCGCAGCATTGTAGCACTGCGCAAAAATTTATCTACTGTTTCTTAGAAGTAATGTAGCGTCTTACTACATCAGTTATTGTAGCAAAAGGTGCCGAAAGCAAGCTTATATCACCTTTAAAACCAAATTTTTTATAGTGGTCAGCAACTTTTTGATTCAGGGCTTCAGGGATCCGAATCTCTTGACACCCAACCGCGCTACCAAAAAGATATACCGCCCACAATGTAACCATGAACATGTTGCCGTAAAGAGGGTGCTCTACGTCATCATCTTTCACAAAAGATTCCACAAAATGGATCTCTATGACTCCAGCGTCCTCGTCAAAGGTGCACATAGCTGCGCCAGAAGGGATATGCCTAAGTGGCCCCGCAAGGAGCTTCAAACAAAATTCAAACTTATCACTTCGATTGCCAAACCGAGAAAAACCATAATCCCATTCTAGCTGAGCGTATCCTGTGGTCAGGATCACATAGTCTTCATCACTGATTGGACCAACAGCCAACGGCATCTTCAAAGTATCGAGGAGAAACTGAAGGTTACTTATACTTTGACTGGCAATCTGCTCTAAGTTCAATTCTCTGTCCTTCATGCTTACGACATTAAAGGCGACTACTTTAATGTCATTTTCGGACAAAGACTATAAATCTTTAATGAAACAATAGCAGAACCTTTTAAAGGTTTGCTACCTATCACTGCAACTTGTGGCAGAACACTAAATCTACAGCCAACTCCGGAACACATTCAACATTTATTTAAATCCCTTCAAACAAGATTGCACAAAAACGCGCCCTCCCTTTCAGAAGAAAACCATCAGCGGGCCTGAGGCTAAGTGAATTTTACTATTTCAACCCGCGGCGCGCGCTCGTATCCCCGCCACGCCTGCCCGCTTTATGTAGTGGTTTTCATGCACCTGCATGATCTACGCAAAAGCCCGCCAGAACTGGCGGGCCTTAACACAAAAGATCCTCAAACGATCATGCGATCTCATGCAGCATAGACATGCGCGTTTATGCAGAATGTGCAAAATCGTAACATACTCAGTAAGCGTGAAACCTAGAACGTGACAGCCTTGTCAAAGCCAGAAATAATTGTATAAGAAATAGACGAGTTATCAGCCTTGTTCACTTTGAACTTGGCACCTTTGTAAGCGATAACGTCACTTCCCTTAGAATCTACAGAAAAATCTGTTGTAAATGCTGCACGAGCCATATCGTTTGCAAATTCACGATAGGTGAACTTCATTACACCGCCTGCATTTCCATTGTATTCGATAGTCTTAACCAATGAGTTACTAACTCGACACAGCCCATCAGGAACACGTTTGATAGAAATTTCTGATGCAGTATAAGAAGTACCATTTGGCGGTGATATCTCATTTTTTGCAGCATCGTAACTAACATAATCAACATAGTTACCGATTTGCCCATAGAGATTTTTTAACGCAACAGCTTGAGGGTTATGATAATTGCGGTAAATTCCATTCCCCTCACTGCAATATGTACCAGCAGCGATAGAAGACAATGCACCATTAGCCGCACCAAGTTCTAGTACGTCCGTTTTAAATCCAGTAGCAGATGTGATAATGGGATCGCCCATGTAGGCGGTAGCACTTTGCCCAATAGCAGGCTTCACCACTTCAATAGCAGTGATATTTCGGTTAGAAGCATGTGGCACGCAACCAGTTAGGATTACAGCAAGAGATATTGGTAACGCTACATTATTAATTTTCATTTTTAGCCTATTATTCTTTTCTTGACAAAAAACAAGGCGATATCTGATTGACATCGCCTCTCACTCATATGTAACCCTTTTTGATTAGTAAAAACAAGCGTCTATTGACAAAATCAATGCAGCCAGCTGTCGTCTTCCCACACCTTCTGCATAATTTTCATCACTTGTTTTCTTTCTTCGTCCAGTTGCAGTCCGGTCAGTTCCACACCGTTAGAGCTACCTTTACGGATACGGATTACCGTTTTGGGATACAGGGGGCGCAGATTGCGGTAAAGCTCGGATTCAAGGGCGTCCAAGGTAGACTGGCTAATCTTCTGCTCTTTATCGATCATTATTTCAATGCGCATAAAAGTCACCTCAGCTGATGACATCCATTGAGCGGTTGTATTCGTGGCTTCTGATTTTTGCCATGAGTTCATCAGTCAATTCAGAAACCCACTGCAGAGCCAGCCCCTTCTCTTCATCACTACACTCACTAGCCGCTACAAGCTTAAGAAAAAAATCAATGCGCTGGAGCTTCAAAGACTCCAAAAAATAGTCCTGCATCTTTCCTCCTATGACACCACACGCAACACTGTATGTATAACCACTGTTTATATTTACAGTATATAATAATCTTACTGATGTAAAACGTTTTTTTACGCTTATCAGCCTGATATGCCTGGTATTATTAAGAGCACGAATTGTTAACCAGCGTAATTAATACAGGTTCCGCCACTTATCATCTTCCTGCAAACGCTGGTTCCGATAGAAGATACGCAGGCCTGCTCCTGACGGAATACTGCCGCCGCGAAGGAGTAAATCGACCTCTTTCTCGCTGCCATCAAATCCTCTGGATTTCAGTTCATAGACGAGCTGCTGTCGTTGATGGTCTGTAATTCGCTGTTTGTAGTCTCTACGCCGTTTCGGTTTCACCAGACGTAACCTTGCAGCCAGTTCCCGGCGCTCCTTTTTGTTCATACTGTGCAGGTAATCGTGCAACTCCTTGTCATCCATGCGGGTAAAGTCCGTTCTGGGGTCCCCATCAGCTGATTTATCTTTCTCCTGTTGGTTCAAATTTTCAGCAAGGGGACAGTTATTGCCACGAGTCCAAGGGGCGCAAGCGCCCTGGTCGGCTGCCGCCTCCTGAACGTCAACGGCCTTACGAACCATTTTCCACTTCACGGCATGAGTGCAGATCTTGCCCTCTGCAATAGGTGACCAGATGCCATAAATACGAATGCCGTGATCGCCATAGGCGGTCGGCTCTTCGTTGATTTCATAAGCAGTTCTGATGAGGTGATATTTACGGGGAACCAGTACGCCGCCCTGCTTCATGATGTAGGTGGCAAAACAACCAGCATCAGCAGCAGCCAGGATTGCATCAAGGCGCGGGTTATCCAGTACCGGCGCACCTGCTTTTTTGTCACCCTGTTGCCTTGCCGCCTGACCAGCCAGCAATCGCAGTTCACGGTAAGCCTGACGCCCCGGAATGCCAAAGAAGCGGAATTGCTGAACACGATGCAGAGACGCCCAGGCATTCACGTATTCAGCGTTATCACGCAGGGATTTACCCGTTTCCTTGCTGATCTCGCCAGCCAGACCACGCCCGTCAATGTTCTTACTGATATATTTCGCGATGTAGCTTGTCGGCGTTCCTTTGCGCGGGTTAATCAACTCAGACTTAAAGCGCGGCCCCGTGTTATTGCCCAGCTCCTCGCGGTCTTCACGGATGGCAAACTTACGCAGTAATGCAGTGATGGCGCGGCGGTCTTTTTTGCGCATAAAACACAACAGGTGCCAGTGAACTGTACCGTCATGATGCGGCTCAGCCACCCGCACGCCATACCAGCGCAATCCGGCTTTGTGCATCGCCTTACGAAATGCAGCAAACATGCCGACCAAATAATCACTGCTTTGTCTTACCGTCGCATTTGTCCAGTTCGGGTTGGGTCTGCCGTTATTTAGCGTGGAATGGAAACGTGACGGACAGGTGATGGTGTAGAAAACGGCGCAGTCACCGCGCATTTCCGCGATAAGTTCCAGACCTTTAACACAGGCCATCATCTCATTGCGGCGATGCGCAGGGTTGCTGCTGCTGGCGTTTACCACATCCTCCATGTCCAGCGTGTCGCCGTCTTCGTTCACCAGTTCATGAGAACGGAAAAACTCCAGCGACTTACGGCGCTGCTCACGTTTATGCATCACGGCTTCATAGCTGACATAAGGAGATGCTTTTTTGCTGACCAGGCAGACAGCGCGCAACTGCTCTTCCCGCCATTCGCAACGCATCTTCCATAATTTCCGGTACCACCAGTCAGCGCACAACATACGCGCCAGCGAACCCGGAATGAGTTCATAGGGCACGGGTTTACGGCGGTTTCTTTTCCGACGGAGTTGCTCAAACGCAGGCGGGATAACATCCAGACGCAGGGTTTCCGCTGCCACCTTTTCCCATGTCTTGCGGATTTCTTCTGGCTTAACGTCATCGGTGGCATACAAATCACCACAAGCTGCATCAAGGCACATGCTCATATGCGCAGCGACAAGGGTAGACAGGCGCTTCACCTGATCCTGACTCATTTCAGGCAGGATAAGCAGGCCATCCAGCCCTTCATGGCTTGCCATAAAGCGAAAAGAAGCGGATAGCTGACTGTCGCGTACATGCTCCAGTCGTTCCAGACATGGCTTAATCGTCTCACGCAAATAGCGGGAATAAGCCTTTGGCCTGCCCAGGCTGCTGAAGTATTCAATACGTTGCATCAGCGGCTTGCTGATATGGGAAGGCTGGGCATTGACGTCCGCCAGAATGACCATATCTGGATTAAAACGCTGCTGCTCATGCGCCAGCTTTGCCCGACTAATGAGCTTATCCTGCTCCATTTCGCGCTGGACAGGATCACGGGATTCATTAAAGAAATAACGCTCCCAGACCTGATCACTCAGTGCCTCGCGGCGCAGCTGTTCCTGCTCGTTATCGGCAGCGTACAGAGTGATCAGGTTTGAAAGCGCAGAAACCGGCGCAACTTCCGCCGGGTCCAGATAAGGGTTAATGGCCTTTTTCGGGCTGTTCCATGAGAACGATGCGGCAGCCTCGTTAAAGCCGCAGCAGTTGTTCATATCGGCATGGCTCATGCACGTACTCCGTACACGGCAGAACTATCCACGCCACGCGAATAATCAAATCCCACCCAGCAGCGCGGCCCGGAAACAGCAATGATTTCTGTTGCTGATTTACCCTCGCCAGCTGCCACACCGATGCTGCGTTTTGCCTTGATGTAGTGGTGAGTAAAATTGCGATACAGCGAACGGATCAGGGATGTGTCACTGTTAGAAACAATGACCGGATGTCCTTCTGATGACCGATGTTCAAGAACAGATGCCAGGTGATACTGGTCATCTTCAGTGAAACCATCAGTGTGATAGCCGGAAAACGTACCGTCATACGGCGGATCGCAATACACCACATCCCCCGCCTTCAAGATCGCCAGCGTTTCATCAAAGCTGGCGCAGATAAACGTTGCTCGCTGGGCCTTTTCTGCAAATGCGCGAATTTCTTTTTCAGGGAAATACGGATTTTTATAATTACCGTAGGGAATGTTGAAATGCCCGCTCTTGTTATAGCGACATAAACCACGGTAACCGTGACGATTGAGATACAGGAAATATACCGCTTTCATGAAATCAGTAATTTCAGTGGAGTAATTAAACTCCTGCCTTATGTTGTAATAAGCCACCTCCCTGTTTGCGATCTCAAATAAAACTCTAGCGCGAGATATAAACGATTCACAATCAGCAGCAACCTTTTTATAGAGGTTGATTAAATCAGGATTAATATCCGCAACCAGATAGCTGGGGTAATCCGTCTCCATCATCACAGCACAGGAACCCGCGAAAGGTTCAACCAGTCGCGGGCCAGCAGGAAGGTGTTTTTTCAGTTCGGACATAATGGCGGTTTTATTTCCCGCCCATTTCAGGATGGTGCTCATACAGCACCTCCGTTGTAATGTTTGCCTTTCAGCTCTGCGATTTCCTGACAGGTAATGCAAAGCTGCACCCCCGGAATGGCACGGCGGCGTGCTGGCGGAATTGGCGCTTCACACTCAACGCAAAGCACGCGGGACACGCCCGGCGTTTTGGCGCGGGCAGCACGGATATGACGCTGGCGTTCTTCTTCAACGCGCTGCTGTACGAGATCCATTGCATCAGCCATCAGTGGATCTCCTGCGCTTCGTTCTGGATTGCTTCAGCATTCACACGCAGCAGTTCTGCCGCTTCGACGTGGTTTAGCTGGCGGGATGTTATATGACACGCCAGGCTATCAAGGCGAGCTGCCATTGCTTCAGCCCTTGCCCGGCGTTCTTCCAGACGAGCCTCTGTCAGTAAAATATTAAGCCCTGCGTCATCCGGTCCGGTTTTAGTCGAGAGGGTTTCAATATTACGCATAATCAATTCTCCTGAATTTAGATAAAGGGATGCCCGGCGGGTTTACGCCATTAATTTCATTAGTTGGTTAATTCGGCATGGTTAGCCGTCTGGGAAATAAACTCACCACTGCACGAAAATGATTCATTGCTTTAATCAGCTCCCGCTTTTCGTCAGTGGTCAGCTCATTAATGCTGATGCTATGACGTTCAGCTGGAATTTTTGCCATAAAGAATATAGCAGCCAGTGCCCGTTTATTTTGTTCATTATTGATATCCCGTGGATCACGCATATCTTTAATAAACCGCTCCAGCTCTGACTCAATATTCAGGCCAAAAACTTTCGCCCTTAACTCCGCAATATGATTAAGTCCATTCAGGCGTTCACCGGGTCTTAATGGAACAGTCGCCGCAGCGCCTTCAATAGCCATTGGTTCCCCCGTTTTTTCGTTGATAGTTCTGCCAGCAATTCATCTTGCGAACGGCACGGATGCCAGCGTTTACCATCCTCACCCATGATCCAGCCGTGACCGTAGTGCATTGCCGGACTTTGTTTTACCAGCAGCGATGCAAATGATGGTTCTTTCGTCAGCATAAGCACCTCACAGCAAACCGAATGAAGCACCGAGGCCAGTTACAGTATCAACTGCACTTGCCATCGCAGGATTAACCTGTAAACGGGCCTGCAATGAAACAGCAGCTAACGCCATCAGTCGTGTAACAGAGTTAATGCTGCTGATAGCATCACGACGACCTGCACTGGTTTTTACATCGCCAGATACCGCACCTGCAGCAACACGCCCGATCTCTGCGGTTGCACTCATGACGTAATGTGGCAGTTTCTCTTTTGCCACCTCATTAATCGGTACACATGGCAGGCAGTGAATCTGTGCCAGAAAACCGTCTACCAGCGTTGAATCTTCCGTCAGATCGGTAAGTAGCCAGATATCTGGCGCATTGAGCTGATGCGGTTGATCTGGGTTGAGTTTGTTTCGCAGAGTCTGGACATTCATTCCTGCACGTTCTGCCAGCTTCGCCATATTGTGACGAAGTGCAAAAGCTCTACAGGCTTCATCAAAATGCGGGTGTTTGGAAATCTTATAATCAAACATGCTACCCCCTTAGAAAGTTCTCATAATTGAACTTACTTACCAACAATGACGCGGAAGTTGGAATGACCGAGGGATTCACGGACCTGATCGGTTTTGTACATTAAATAACGCAGGCTTACGCGGCCTTTGTTTTTTTCTTTCTTGACCATGTATTTAGCAAGCTGACCATGGTGAATTTTTTGATACACGGAGCCGCGGGAGATACCTTCCCATTCCGCGAACTCTGCAGGCGTAGCCATCTCTTTTGGTACACGAATTGAAATATCAGTGCTCATAGTGCAGTATCTCCCGATTAAGGTTTGGTTTACGTCGTTTTATCTCGTTTTACTTGATTCAATATTTGATACATCGAGATACTACGATCCAATATTTGATACGTCAATAGGATTAAAAAATGATACAGGTAAAGGTTGGAGAGAATACAGGGGGAAGAGAGGCTATCCATAGACTAATGGCAGCCTATGATTTCAAGTCCAGACAGCAACTTTGCGATCACTTAGGCGCATCAAAAAGCACCATGGCAAACAGATACTTAAGAGATAGTTTTCCTGCAGAGTGGGTGATTCAGTGCGCCTTGGAAACAGGAGTTTCTTTACTGTGGCTAACCACCGGACAGGGGGAGCCAGGTCCAAACATTGAACCTAAAAAAAATATCAATTCCGTGAACTCCAGCAAGGTTGTACCTCTTTCTGAACTAGTATCTCCTGAAATTGACAAGGCGACTCTCAACGGTGGTTTATTGGTCGATGCTGGAAAAGCAATCATTGATAGCAGCATACTCCCCTCAGACTCAAGCAACCTACTGCTGGTGACTACTTCTGGTGATTCTTATTTAATAGATCGCAACCAAACACCACCAGTAAATGGTATGTGGTTAGTCGATATCGACGGGATAAAAAGCATCGTTAAATTGACTCGACTCCCGGGAAACAAATTAGTAGTGCATCAGGATGATTCATCGTTTGAGTGCGGTCTGGATGACATTGAGGTAGTAGGCCGCGCACTGAAAATCATTAAGAGCCTTTGATATGACCATCAGAAAACAGCCGAACGGAAAATGGTTGTGTGAGTGCTATCCCAATGGACGCAATGGCAAGCGCGTGCGTAAGCAATTTGCCACGAAAGGCGAAGCCATTGCGTTTGAAAGCTTCACAATGGAAGAAGTGAATAAAAAACCGTGGTTGGGTGAAAAGGATGATCGGCGACGCCTATCAGAATTAATTGAGCTTTGGTATTCCCTGTATGGTCAGACACTCGCAGACCCCAAGCGCCTCATGGCGAAACTTAGAATTATCTGTAATGGTCTAGGCGACCCCATCGCCTCTGAGCTGACAGCCGGAGACTTTACGAAATACCGCGAAGCACGGTTAAAAGGTGAAATACGAAATGAAGATGGCACGCTTATGTCGCCCGTTAAGCCCCGCACGGTAAACCTTGAACAGCGCAATCTATCATCGGTGTTCGGTACATTAAAAAAACTAGGACACTGGTCAGCACCAAACCCGCTGGCAGGACTTCCGACCTTCAAAATTGCCGAAGGTGAGCTGGCTTTTCTTTCCACGGACGAAATCAAGCGCCTGTTGGCGGCATGTGCTGAATCTCAAAGCCCTAGCTTACTAATGATTGCAAAAATATGCCTAGCTACTGGCGCACGGTGGAGTGAAGCAGAAAATCTGCAGGGCCATCAGTTATCCAAATACCGCATCACTTATACCAAGACGAAGGGCAAGAAAAACCGTACCGTGCCAATATCTCAGGATCTTTACAACGAACTCCCTAAAAACAGAGGAAGGCTATTCACCCCATGCAGAAAAGCCTTTGAACGGGCAGTAAAACGAGCTGGTATTGAACTGCCAGAGGGACAATGCCCCCACGTTCTACGCCATACATTCGCCAGCCATTTCATGATGAACGGCGGAAACATACTGGTACTGCGCGATATTTTGGGCCATGCCGATATAAAAATGACGATGATTTACGCCCATTTTTCTCCAGACCATCTGGAAGATGCAGTAACGAAAAACCCTTTGAACTTTATATACTTGTCGAATAACATGTAACTTATAATGTAAGTACACAAAAGTGATCTTAATCTTAAATATGAAACCTAATTTAATTTCACGTAAACAGTACCAACACCTCAAAAATGAGTTAAATAGACTTGAGAGCTTACCATATAGACGAGGAAACAACCCAACCAACCTCAGAATATTAAAACTAAGAGAAGATCTAACAAACTCTCTTGTTGAATCCAGAAAAAGAAATTCAAAAAAAATTAATGGGGGAAATGTTAGCTGTATAATATGCAAGAAAAATTTCAAAAGTGCTCATGGCCTATATGAGCACTATCGCGCCAAGCATAGCAATATGATTGAACACCCTACCTCATTGTTTAATAAAGAAATAAATGGCAATACAACACTGCTTGAAAGCATTTCGCATCCTGTCACAAAAGGTATACCAATAGCAGAACACGATAAAAAAATATCATCCATTACGCTAAACAGGGAAACTAAATATTTCAATGTAGATGCGTATAATCTGGCATGCCTTTCATTAACAAAAAGTGAAGCAATAAAAATCGCTAAAGATGAATTATTATCAAGGCAGTTTCTTGGACAAAAAAACATTCTAGAACCTACTCTACCGCCAGTCATATTTATAAATCCCTCTGATACAATTAGTATACCAGTTGTCACAAAAGGCAATACTCATCTGCAAACAGTATTACAGCGTGACTCTGGCGAACAGGTTGACTTTAAAAAAAGGGTTCTAAAAAACTTCTCAAATGTATGCGCAATAACAGGTTACAACCTCCCAGTATTGCAGGCATGTCACCTTGAACCATTTTCTCAGACCCAAAACCATAGAACCAACAATGGAATACCTCTTGAACCTACCCTTCATGCCTTGCTTGACCGAGGTCTACTAGCCATACATCCAGATAATTTAACTATTCATTTTGCTATCGATTGCTATTATAAAAATATATATGAAGGAAAAAACATCAAACCTCATAAGATTGATTTAGATAAAAATTCACTGCTAATAATTTGGAAGAACTTTCTTTTGAATGTTAAAAACAGCCAACCGTAAGTTAGCCTAAAATTGGCGACAACTTGGCGGCAGAGCATTAAAAATGCGTAAAACGGATAAACACAGGATAATAGTAACACACTGTTTTTAAACGCAAACTACTGTTTTCATTGTATTAAAAATAGTATGTAGGAATTTCGGACGCGGGTTCAACTC